TCTATCAAGTCGCGCAAGCTAGGGGATATGTTCAAAAACATGTACAAAATGGGCAAGAAACCGAGCAAAAATCACCAGATGAGGCCAAGCTTGACATGATTGCCAAAGGACAAGAAGCAAGTAAGTCATTGTCAAATTCAGGCGGAAAATCAGATGCAGAGATTAGCCTTGAATCTCTAGCGGATATGGATGATGAAGAATTCGATAAAATGTGGGATAAATTGATTGGAGGGTAATATGGCTTGCGGAAATAAGCACAAACGTGGCGGAATGAAGAAGCCGCCAAAGAATCGCTAAAATTTCGAAAGGGCTTTACAAATTCGATATTTTAGCTAATATAGGCAATATGGAATGTCGTGAGACATACCGAATAGTAACGCTAAGGCAGATTTGACTAGGCCTTAACATTACGGGTATTAGCGTATCCTGAATGACGTCAAATGCTGGTGCAGTCCTACAGGGGAAGCCTGAAAATACTGTGAAGGGCACGACGCTTGTGTGCCTATACTCCTTAGCTAAGAGCCGGACAATGAGCCGTGGAGTGGCACACAGGCCTATCGGCCCGGATTCGTCCACCAGACGTAAAATGGTTGCCGTGTTCGACCACGTTAAAAGCGAGAATAGCGCAAATCTCAGCGTATCGAGATAAAAGTGTTCATTCTTAACTTAACGAGGTTAAACAAATGGCGACAACTCCATATGGTGTAAATCACCCGCTTGCCGTCAAACTTTGGTCCAAGAAGCTGTTTCATGAAGCATTGAAGCAGACATGGGCTAGTAAGTTTTTCGGTACAAATTCAAACTCCCTAATCCAGATTCAGGAAAACACACAGAAGGGCGCTGGCGATAAGGTCACTATTGGCCTGCGTATGCAGCTTTCTGGTGCAGGTGTTTCTGGTGATGGAACCCTGGAAGGCAACGAAGAAGCTCTGACCACTTATTCTGATAGTGTACTAATTGACCAACTGCGTCATGCTGTACGCTCTGAAGGTAATATGTCCGAGCAGCGTGTCCCGTTCTCCGTCCGCGAAGAAGCTCGTATGGGTCTTCAAGATTGGTGGGCAGACCGTATTGATACTGCCTTCTTCAACCAACTTGGTGGTAATACAGGACAGACCGATACTCGGTACACTGGCTCTAATTCCACCATTGCTCCCGACGCAGCTCACATTGTCTATCCTGACGGTGACGTTTCCGAGGCTGATGTAGCTAGCTCTACCACTTCCTCTGTCATGAAGCTTACATGGATTGACTATTGCGTGGAAAAGGCCAAATCTGGAAGTGTTCCTATCCGACCAATCATGATTGGAGGCGAGGAAAAGTATGTTATGTTCCTTCACCCTTATCAGGTAACTGACCTGCGCACCAATTCAAATTCTGGTCAGTGGCTAGATATCCAGAAGGCCGCAATGCAAGGCGGACAAATCTCCAAGAATCCGATTTATACAGGAGCCCTTGGAGAATACAACGGTGTAGTCTTACATCAATCAACCCGTGTTCCTTCGGTTACTACCAATGTTTATCGTGGCATTTTTGCCGGAGCACAAGCCGGTACGCTTGCCTATGGTCAAAATAGTGGTTCTGGTCGAATGTCATGGGTAGAAGAATTGTTCGACTACAAAAATCAGCTCGGTGTATCTGCCGGTATGATTTGGGGACTAAAGAAGAATCAGTTTAACTCTGCTGACTTCGGAACCCTGATTGTCCCGACTTATGCAGTGGCTCACGGCTAATAGGAGGCTAACATGGCAACTTTGACAGCAACAGCCGCCGCCTCTGGCGCACAGCCGCGTGCGGTACATGCCGGTGCAAATTCAGTAACCGTTACTTATAGCGGCTCTACTGCAATTTCACCTTCTGCAACTACAATCCTGATGGCGAAAATTCCTAATGGTGCAACTATCACCGATGTTAATGGGATAGTATCGTCCGGTGCTGCAACTTGTCCTTTCACTCTTGGTATTGAAGGCGACTTGTCAGCATTTGCCACTGGTGGAACCGTAGCCACTGTGCTACGTGCCACTAAGGGTATCCCGTATGATATTTCTCTGTCAGACTCAGCAATCCCGTTGTACAAGTATGTCAACATGACCGTCACCCCTGGTACTGTTACCACTGAGGTTGAGGCCAAGCTGACTGTTTTCTACACAATGGACCGCTAATCCTGGGGGCTTCGGCCCCCTTTTAACTTGGAGAAATCATGGATTCTGTCGAAATCTTCAATAAAGCCGTATCAGATTTAGAAACCGGAAAACTTGTAGAAGCTGAATCCGGGTTTAACTTCCTGTTGGACCATGACCCAAATTCTCCAGAAATTCTATTCTACGTTGCAACTTGTATGATGCAGCGTGGATTTTTAGCGTTAACTGAACATCTCTTAAAGCTCGCTCTTGCTAATAACCCGAAAGAAAATAATGCTCTTGCAGCAATTTGGAATAACATTGGGTACGTTTATAAACATCAACTTAGAGATAAAGAGGCAATAGAAGCATTCAACAAAGCTATTGAATATTATCCTGGAGATGCCGATATGTATAATAATATCGGTTCAATGCTGGTGAATAATGGGACTCCAATGGATGCTATTTATTACTTCGATAAGGCTCTTAAAATCAATCCAGACCATCATCAATCGCATTGGAACCGTTCTCTTGCATATCTAGAAGCAGGGCGATGGAAGGAAGGGTGGGCAGATTATGAATGGGGTTATTACGGTGATGGGAAGCGTAAGGACAAACAATATATAGATGGTAATCTGCCGATTTGGGATGGAAAAAATGGCAAGAAGATAGTTGTTTATGGCGAGCAGGGTATTGGGGATGAAATTATGTTCTCCTCAATGCTTAATGACCTAGCGAAAAACAACGAAATTATTTATGACGCCCATCCACGTCTAGCAAACATCGCTCGAAATTCCTTCGATTTCCCTGTTTACGGAACAAGGAAAGAGCATGACCCTGATTGGGTAAAATTGGAAAATCCAGATTGTCGTTTGGCTATTGGGTCTTTAGGTCAGCATTTCAGGAAGAAAGCTAGTGATTTCCCTAAAACTCCATATCTGAAGGCCGATCAAAGTCTAGTCAAAAAGTACAAGGAAAAGCTCGATTCTTTGTCAGATAAGCCGAAAATCGGAATCTCCTGGAAAGGTGGTTATAAAGTTACTCGCAAAGATTTGAGGTCAATTTCTCTAGATAATTGGGGAGATATTCTAGATATAGATGCTGATTTTATCTCACTACAATACACGCCGAACGCAGATAAAGAAATTGCAGAAGCTGAAAAACAATTTGGAATAAAGATTCATCATTGGCAAGACGCTATTGATGATTATGACGAAACAGCGGCTCTGGTCTCAAATCTAGATTTAGTCATTTCAGTATGTACCTCCGTTATCCATTTATCAGGCGCTCTAGGGGTCGAATGCTGGGTATTGACCCCTTCTCGTCCTGCCTGGAGATATGGTGTTAAAGGAAAGATGCCTTGGTATGACTCCGTCAAACTTTACAGACAGAAAGATACTGATTGGGATTCCGTATTTAAACAAGTAAAAGGTGATTTATGCCACTTATTTCAGAAGACTATCGCAGCCTAAACGAAGAACTTCACGATTCTAACCCATCATATGGCACTTCTGGCAAGCGACATGCTAACTCTATTCGTGAATTAGCCATGATGATGGGAACTCGCGATATTCTCGATTATGGGTGTGGTAAGTCTACCCTTCAGGAAAATTTGCCTTTTTTGATTAAACAGTATGACCCGGCTCGTCCTAAATATTCAGAGAAACCTGAACCGGCAGAAATTGTAGTTTGTACAGATGTTCTTGAACATATTGAGCCTGAAAACCTTGATGATGTGCTTGACGACCTAAAGCGAGTCACCAAAACAGTAGGCTATTTCACAGTAGCTACTCGTCCTGCCGTAAAAACTTTGTCAGATGGTCGAAATGCTCACCTGATTATTGAGGATTATAAGTGGTGGCTTCCTAAACTTTGGGAACGTTTTAACATCACTCAATTCCAAGAAATGGAAGGGAAAGAATTCCTTATTATCGTAGGGGCTAAATAATGGAGCCTATTCGTATTTTCATCGGATTTGACCAGCGTGAAGCGGTAGCTTACCACACGCTTTGCCAATCAATTTTGAGCCGAGCTAGTGTCCCAGTATCATTTATTCCAGTTAAACGCTCGATGATGAAAGAATTCCACTCTCGTCCTATAGATGAAAAGCAGAGCAATGAGTTTTCTTTTACAAGATTCTTAGTCCCTTATATGTCAGGATTTAATGGGTTCTCAATCTTTATGGATTGCGACATGTTAGTAACCACTGACATTAAAGAACTTTGGGATTTGCGAGACCCATTCTGTTCTGTTCAGGTTGTTAAACACAATTATGAACCGAAAAACAAATATAAGTATTTGGGAACCACACAGTATCAATACCCAAAGAAAAATTGGTCTTCAGTAATGATTTTTAATAACTCTCATTACCATTGCCGTAAGCTAACTCCTGACTACGTAAATGAAGCCAGTGGTATGGAACTTCATCAATTTAAATGGACAGAAGAAGAGAAAATCGGAGAACTTCCGGCAGAATGGAACCACCTTGTCTCTGAGTATGCTCCGAATCCAAATGCCAAAAATGTTCACTTTACTGTAGGTGGCCCATATTTTCACGAATATGAAAACTGTGAATATTCTGAAGAATGGTTCCAGGAGCGAGCTTTAATGCAGAATTGTGACCAACTTGATATTCCAAAGGTTAGGAAGCATGAGGCGTAGACAGGCTTATCAATTAGCAGAAAAAAAACGCCAATTCCTATCTGGAGAGAGTAAGGCATGTCCGTTTTGCCACAAAGAATTTAGGGATTTACGCGGAAGGCCAAAGCATATTGAGGCTTGCAAATGAGCACATATGGAACAATGCAGACAAGAATGGCTACGGAGTTAAACAGAACAGATTTAACTTCTGTTATTCAAGACGCCATAAAAACTGCAATTAAACACTATGAAGGGAATCGGTTTTTCTTCAATGATGCCATTCGCACATCTACTACAACGGCTAATGATGAGTATTTAAGCGAGCCTAGTGATTTGGTCGAAATTGATACCATAGATGTCACAATAAGCAATACTAAAGTACCTCTAATTCCAAGGACATTTGGATATATTGACAACTTGGAAGTAAGCACAAGTTTTACAGGATATCCAAGAGAGTATGCCTTGATTAACCAGCAAATCAGGCTTTATCCAATCCCTGACGCAGCTTATACAATCACTTTGTCAGGTGCTAAGAGACTTACTGATTTATCAGCTACCGCAGATACAAATGCCTGGATGACTTATGGAGAGGAATTGATAAGGTCTAGAGCTGTTGCGGATATTCGAGCAAACATACTTAGAAACCAACAAGCAATTCAAGAACAATTGACATTAGCTCAAGACCCCAACGGATTTTTATGTGCCAAAGAAAAAGGCGCATATTCAAGATTAAAGCGAGAATCTACACAGAGACAATCTGTAGGAAGGATTCGACCTACTTATTTTTGAGGTGATTTATGACAGTAGAAACAGGCGGAACAGGAATAGTAGGACTTAACTCAAGTTACCCTGCTGGTGGTGATACTAAATCCGAAGGTGATAACCATATTCGATTGGTTAAAGCAGAGATTCAAAGAGAATTTCCTAACTTTGTTGCAAGTACACCTGTTACTTCTACACAAGCACAATTAAATACAACTAATGTAACAGCAGGAACAGCAACTGCTAGTAAAGCCGTTGTTCTTGATGCTTCTAAAAATATTGCGACTATCAATCAATTAACTGCAACTACATTAGTAACAACTAATTTTACTCTAGGTGGTACTGCTATAACTTCAACTGGAGCAGAGCTAAATATTCTTGACGGAGTAACGGCTACTACAGCAGAGCTAAATATTCTTGACGGAGTAACGGCTAC